GGAATCTCAAAGAAGGACAAGAAGCATCAATCCGCTTCCTTCCAGATGGTAATCAAGACAATACGTTCTTCTGGGTAGAACGTGCAATGATCAAACTACCTTTTGCAGGTATTAAGGGTCAAACAGAATCAAAACAAGTAATTGTGCAAGTACCATGCGTTGAAATGTATGGCGATACCTGTCCAATCCTTTCAGAAGTCCGCGGCTGGTTCAAGGACAAGAGTTTGGAAGATATGGGTCGTAAGTACTGGAAGAAACGCAGTTACATTTTCCAAGGTTTCGTTGTTGAAGACGGACTAAAGGAAGAACAAAAGCCAGAAAACCCAATTCGTCGATTCATCATCGGTCCACAGATCTTTACAAGCATTCGTGCCGCTTTGGTTGACCCAGAGTTGGAAGACTTGCCAACTGACTACGTGCATGGTATTGACTATCGCATGAAAAAAGGTTCAAAAGGCGGTTACGCTGACTACTCAACATCTAGTTGGGCACGTCGTGAGCGTCCACTAAGCGACGAAGAACAAGCGGCTATCAAGCAACACGGGTTGTTTAACCTAAATGACTATCTTCCTAAGAAGCCAACTGAGATTGAACTCAAGGTTATGAAGGAAATGTTTGAAGCGTCAGTTGACGGTGAAGCATATGATATGGATCGTTGGGGTCAATATTTTAAACCAGCTGGCATGGGTCAAAACACAGGCGACCCACAAAAGCAATCTGCTCCTAAAGCATCAACTGATGACAGCTATGATGACGAACCGGCTACTAAGACTGCTGATGCTCCTGCCGCAAAGGCAGCTGACACATCTAGCACTACTAGTGATAGTCGCGCCCAAGACATCTTGGCAATGATTCGCAATCGTCAGAAGTAAAACACGGCTTGGGCCTCTGTGACTTAGTCATACGCCTAGGTTCTCACACCTATTAGGAGAATAATTATGAGTAAATTGGCAAAATTAGCAAAAGTAAATGAGTCAATCACTATCAATCGTTATGATAATGGTTGGATGGTTGAAATTGGTGGCCGCAGTAAAAAAGAAGATTGGTCTAATACAAAAACTCTGTGTAACACGGAAGAAGAAGTACTTGCTCTAGTTAAAGAGTGGAATACATTACCATTGGATCAATAATTATGGCCACTAAAGCGTTTGACTTATCGAAATTTAGAAAGACCTTAACCAAGAGTATTGATGGTTTAGGCATTGGGTTCAACGACCCGACAGATTGGGTTAGCACAGGCAACTTTGCGCTCAATTATCTTATTAGCGGAGACTTTAACAAAGGTATTCCACTAGGTAAGGTCACTGTATTTGCAGGCGAATCAGGTGCAGGCAAATCATATATTTGTTCTGGCAATATTGTTAAGAACGCACAAGAGCAAGGCATTTATGTTATCCTCATCGATAGCGAAAACGCTTTGGATGAGAAGTGGTTACACAATCTTGGTGTAGATACAAGTGAAGAAAAATTGCTTAAACTCAATATGGCAATGATTGATGATGTGGCTAAAACCATTCATGAATTCATGACAGAGTACAAGGCAATGACAGAGCGTCCTAAGGTCTTATTTGTCATAGACTCATTGGGTATGTTGCTTACCCCTACCGATATCAACCAGTTTGAAGCGGGAGATCTAAAAGGCGACATGGGTCGTAAACCTAAAGCACTTACAGCACTGGTGCGTAATTGTGTAAACATGTTTGGTAACTACAATGTAGGTATGGTTTGTACAAATCACACTTATGCGTCACAAGACATGTTTGACCCTGACGACAAGATTAGTGGTGGACAAGGCTTTGTCTATGCTTCTAGTATTGTTGTTGCTATGAAAAAATTGAAGTTGAAAGAAGACGAAGACGGTAACAAGACTAGTGAAGTAAACGGCATTAGAGCCGCTTGCAAAATTATGAAGACTCGTTATGCCAAACCTTTTGAAACACTTCAAATTAAAATCCCGTATGAACAAGGTATGAATCCTTACTCAGGTCTAGTTGACTTGTGTGAGAAGGCAGGCTTGCTGGTGCAGAGTGGAAACAGATTAGCATGGGTTGATCCAGAGACAGGTGAGGAATTCAAATTCTACCGAAAAGAATGGAAAGATGATAAATTAGATATGTTAATGGCAAAATTCCATATCAAACCTTTAACAACAACTACCATTCCAGAGGAGATAAACGAGAATGTTGAATGAAACACAAATTGCTGATGTATGGTTGCTTTTCAGCGAATTTATCGATAAAAAACAACTAGAAGCAGTAGCAGAACGCTACGTTGATCTACTTGCAGATCTCGGTGTTAGTGACCGTGCGTTGCAAGGTGCAACAGGAAACGATGAGTATCTTGATGCTGCCGTTGCTTACTATCTTGAAGATAGCGAGAATGCAGAAGAAGATAACGATTACGACGAATTGGAATAATAATGGGTTGGTACTCTGACATTGCAAAGGATATTAGTAATATTCCTAGCGCAGTAAATTTTTATGAAGCAGAATTGCTTGCGGCTCGTACTGAGGTAAAAATTGTTGGCAACATTGAAAAAAATGCCGCAAATATGCCGGGTGTAGTTGAGCACAGGTTTAATCAACTTCAAGAAATTGAAGCAATTTTAGAGTACTTAAACATTGAACTCCGAAGATTGCGTAGTCAGCATTTTCGAAAGTATCTCGAAAATTATCAACGTGCGTTAACCAGTCGAGATGTTGAAAAATATGTCGACGGTGAAAATGATGTTGTAGATTTTGAAAAGATTATAAACGAATTTGCCTTGTTGAGAAATAAGTGGTTGGGTATTACTAAAGCACTTGATCAAAAACAATGGCAAATTACTAATGTAATTAAATTGCGTGTTGCAGGAATGGAAGACGCATCTCTTTAAACTCATTTGCTCAAAAGTTACCTTATAGGCCTTAAATAATATTGAGGCCTATTTTTTTGTCAAAGATTTGACCTTTGAATATAAAGAATGTATAATATACATATGAACATTGATACACTACTATTAGAAATTGAAAAGGCTGGCTTTCAGAATTTGCCTAAATCAGTTCCTGGAAAAGATATTAAAATATTAAAAAATCTTTGCTCGTCTATTTTAGGCCCAAATTACATAACCGAAAATCAATCACGATTATTGGTTAAAATTCTCAAAGAAAACATCCAATATTTAAATGTTGATAGAGCAGTGATTGAGTTAGCATTAGCAACTCCTACTTGGGCAAAAGAATTTCGACAAGTTGACCAAACTAAAAAAATGTTTATTGGAAAAGATAGTCACGGTGATTTAACACTGGTACTTGAGGTTGCATTTAATGCAAATTTGAAGAAAATATTGAAAAATTTAGGTAGTGAGTGTGATGGTAATTTAGTCACTTCAAATGGTAGAATCTTTTTAACAGACCTAACTGAAAAGAATATTGTATTATTAGTTGATACACTAATGCCAGAAGGATTTGAAATTGATCGTGCTATTATCGATCATCACAAAACCATAAAATCATGGAAAATTGAAGAAATTCAAAGTCGATATTTTACAGAAAATTTGATCGACACTAACTTGTACAAGTCGCTGGTTGCAGACATTGGCGAACTAGCAACTGCAAACATTGACATCATTCAAGACCGAAGTGTTCGATATCAGTACATTATTAACACTCCAAAAAATACTGAAAAAACACTGAAAAATCAGATAATTTTTCGAAACAATCCAAAGGTATGGATTGACTCGAACACTACCGCACTACCCGACGTAATTGCAGAACTCCAAGCAATTAACCGATTGCCCTTACTATTAGTCATTGAAAGTCATGTCCAGCCCAAGGCATTAGAATTTCTAAAAAATATCGATTCTGCATTGCAGGCCTGTAATATTACTGATAGTATTGGGGTGTATTTTAGACTAGACAACGATCCAATCGGCAAAGAATTTAATACACTAATTGCTGAAAGAAAGTATAATACAGTACTAGATGAAAATACAAAAATTGCCTGTGTATCGAACGGAAAAATTCCAAAGTTTTTCCTCAAATCTGCCTGGAAGCCAAAGGCAGTTATATCCATTGGCACAACCTTGCGACATAGTAAAACTTCAGTGTATGCTAACTGCTGTGACCTAATCGTATCATATCATCACACAGAATCATTGATGGAATTTAGACCTAACCTATGTCCGTAAAACTTATTATACAAGACGAAGTAAACATCAAATTTGAAGGTTTACCGTTAGACGCTCGTAAGAAATTAGCCAATACATTTAAGTATGAAATTCCTTACGCACGATACCATCCTGCATTTAAATTAGGTCGATGGGACGGCATGGTTAGTTTATTTGGGCTTGGCGGCACTGGTTATCTCAATCAGTTAGAAAAGGT